GCCATACAATATCTGCCGTCTCCTGACCCGGTTCGTACCAGTGTTCCTCTCGGACCTCCACTGAATCGCCGGGCCTATACTGGTCCAAGGCGTCGGGTTCTGTTGGGGCCTGGTCTGCGTCAGTAGGCTTGTCAGGCGTAGGCGGTGGCTCGCCAGGCGTAGGCGGTGGAGGTACAGCTTCGCCAGTAGGTGGTGCGTCAGGAGGCTTGCCAGGAGTAGGTGGTACGGCTTCGCCAGTAGGCGGTGCATCAGGAGGCTTGTCAGGAGTAGGTGGTACGGCTTCGCCAGTAGGTGGTGCCTCGCCCTCGGGCCCTGGCCCTTCCCCTTCCCCAGGCCCCTCTCCAAGCAATTCGTGGATTTTCGCCTGATAAAGGTCAAACTCAGCTTGCTTTGCTGCCTCGTAGTCGAGGCCGTGCTCTTCAGCGTATGCTTTAAGCTGCTCCTCAGAAATATTCGCCTCCGCCCTTATCTCATCCCATGTCTCTTTTTTTTCTAACGCCTCAATTATTTGAACCTCAGCAAGCCATGCCGCTAATTGCGCTTCTTCTATTGGGAAAGGATCTAAGCCTGAATCCCTCTGCTCTTGATTATCTCTATGCAGCGCTTCAAGAGCATCAAGGGTTTCCATCCCCCGTACCCGTGCAGCGTTTCCTCCTACTTCCCCGCCAAGGGCTATCTCAGCGCCCACAACCTCTTCCGCCTCTACCTCAAGACCCAGCTCATCGACAATAGCTTGAACAGCCGATTCCCCCCTCTTCTGCCCAGTAGCTATGCCTATAAGCGTGTCTACAAGAGTAGCGACGTTCCTACGAAGCCCGGTGGGCTTAACTGGAGGCTCCTCTCCTGTGACGCGAGCCTTGGCCTCGTCGTGTTCCTCTGCACGACGGGAGCGCTGCCAATCGCTGAGCTGGCCAGCTGCAGCTGCTCCACCCTGCGCCCCAGAACCAACAATAAAGCCGAGTGCGAAAGCCTTTTTCTGCTCCGCATTCTGGAAGTGCCCGCTTTTCAAGAAAGCGAACATGTTTGAAATGGGTTGTCCAAATGGCTCAAAGAACCGATCAGCCCGACCTTCGCCTATCGCCTGGCCAAGCTCGCCATAGTATTCTTGGAAAAACGCCTCTTCTGACCCCTCGACAAGGCCAGCAAGCCCGATTGCCCCGATCCTACGAGCCCCCTTTGACTTACCGGCCTTAATAAGAGCCTTGTTCAACGCGAACCTCTTAACGGAGGTCTGCATTGACTTTGGCATTTTACTAAAGGTGCCGCGAAGCATTTTAGTTGTGAGCGTACCGGAAACTGCCAGCATAACATAGTTATTAAAAAACACAGAGGCCGCAGCCTCCCCGGCCAGCTCCGCATTCCCGTGCTTACCCATTTCCTGGGTCCAGGTTCCTGAAGCCTCTACAGCCGCTTCAAACGGAGCGCCTGCGAACAGATTCCCAAAGAAATTGGGGTACTTGCGCAATAGCGCCTTCACGCCCTTAGCGCCCTTGGGAATCGCTTGTAAGCGACCGGCAGCGGCGATTGGAGGGGCCACATACATAGGCAAGGCTGCAACAACCCCCGCCACTTCATTGCTCCAAAACCCCTTACCCGGCATCAAGTCACTAAACTCAAAAGTTTTAAGAGTCTCCTCAAACCTGGGCGCTATTGCATTGATTTCCTGTAGATACTCTTCGTTCCCAGCGAAAAGCTCAGAAACCTTTGGGAACCCCGCGAGGTGCATCGTCCAGCTGGCCAAACTATGGAGCGGTGCCCAAACATTCCTGTTGATGCTCTTGTCAATGTTGGCGAAAGTAGAATCCGCATGGAACCTGGGATTCACTATGTCCTCATAAGCCCTTATTGACTTAGGGTCTACTCCCTCAGACAACATGGCTTCTATCCGCTCACGGTGACGAGGATCAGAAAGCCGCTCTGCCCGCCGTCGCTCGACATTCTCTTTCGCCTGCGCCTCAGCCTTTCCCTCAATCCACTCTCTACTGCCTGGTGGCGCAAGAAGGTCAAAGGCACCCCTGGCGATGGCACCTGGCGCTGCCTTTGCCGTTTCCTTTGCAACGGTAAGCGCGCCTGGTCGTTTCGGCTGCAGCTCAGGGATCCCCTTGGCGATCTCCGCGTACAGTGCAGGATCAGCCTCACCAAAGCGAGCCCTGTTCGCTGCCTGTAAGTCACGGAGCCATTCGGTGAAGTAGTGGGCCTTGCCCTCGTCGTTAGCTTCTATAAAGTGTGGCCGCTGACGAAGCTGGTCTGCCGTATCCAGTCCAACGCCAGGCCGCTGCATAGCGCGCAAGGGAGCACGAAGGTCACCCATCTGACGCCTGTTCTTGAGCAGCCTCTCAAGTTTTTCTTTAGTCGAAATTGGAGGCATTATAATTTTAACCCCGTCGAAGGAGAAGTAGATTGTTGACTTCTAATTTCTGCCCTTCTTCTCGCACGTTCTTTTGCTGCCCGAGTGCCCTTAGGTACTTTTCGCAACCACGCTTCCCCCTTTTCCTTCTGAGTCATCCCCCCTTGACGCGGGCCCACCCCCCCAGAGGGTATCTCGCGTTTGTCCAAGTACACATATTCCATATCTGGACCTGGATCAGCTCGCCCTTGGAACCGGGCCTTTTTGTCATTCTCTACCGTGATGTCCTTGTACCACCGCATAACTTTTGGGTTTTTGTCAAGTCCTAAGTCTTTAAGTATATTCCCAGAGCGATGTCCCATTTCCTGCAGCTGCGCAATTTGAAAGACATCTTGGAGAGTCTCTGCCAAGTTCCTGCCCTTCTGCTTGCCTACTGGGCGTTTAGCATATTCCAGCCGATAAAGGTCTTCCTTCAAATCTTTCTCAAAGCCCGGATTTTTCGGAGCAATCGCAGCAGCGAGGTTTTTAGTTTGTTCCCGATGGACTGGTTCGTAATCAACGGCCTTGCCAGCTTTAATCTCCTCCTCGGTGGGTCGGTCAGACCTGGGAATAACGCGATCCGATCCTTTCTCTGGAGGTTTTGGAGCTTCAGCTTCTTGTAAGGCGACTTCGCCCTTAATAATCGCCAGAACTTCATTGGGTGATTTTCCTTCATTTATAGCTTTATACATAACGTCAGCATTGTCTCGCAATAGCTGCTCATTCTCTGGACTTTCCGCAGAGAAAATTTCGAGAGCTTCCCAAACCTGTTTTTTCTCATCCGCTGTGGGCGGGCGGCCGGAATCCTCCGCGACCAGGTCTTCCCTTCCTTGCGCTCCTGGCGTTACTTCCTTTCCTGTGACCAGGTCAGCAGTTGTTGTTGATGATCCGTCCGAATCTTCCTCATCAACATCTGTGCCTGGAACTTTGTCTTCTAATTCCCCAGCCTCACGGCCCGCGAAGTAGGCCGCCGCCTTTACATGTTGGTTGTGAGCAATTTTCGGACTCACCTGGACGGAAAAGGCTATAAGCCCATCACCAGGGCCATTCGTGCCTGTGTAAAGCCCGTCACCTTTTGCGTCTCTGTCCATAAACTGCATGAACGCCTGTTGATACTCTGCGGTATACATCCCCATGCCCACACTCCCGGGTTGCAGAATAGAAAGGGCGGCATCGTTCCACCTATCCCCAGGCACCAAAATACTACGGCCATCATCAAAAGTGATGTTCAAATTGGGGCCTACACGTATGGGCTTCTGCGAAATCTTTTTACCTGAGAGGGTATGTTCCAGGGCAGCTTCTAAAACGCCCTGTTCCGTCTTATCCTCCCAATGGCGCATCTCAGCAAATATGGGATTTTCTTCTTTGACCTTTTTAATATAATCATCCAGCTTCATTGATCCTTTTCCCGTATGATATGGGTCAGAGATCCTGACTTGTGAGAGGTCGCCCCCAGCTGCATTCGCTGTACCTTCCAGCGTCATCCCCATTCCCTCGACATAGCTTCGCAAGTTCTCAACTTGCTCCACCCAACGCAAGTCGTCTTGCGGATTTCTCGCCTTCAAGGCCTCAACCGCTGAAACAATCCTGTACCGCTCATTTTCTTCCCTTGTGACGACACGGCCATCAGTCATCTTCTCCCCAGTTTGTGCAAAGCCACGGGTTCTCGCTAAGGTAGTTGCCAAGTCTGCGCCCCATTCTTCTTGCAGAAATTTTGCCTGTTCCGCATTCGAATACCCAAAGTCGGATTTCAGCTCTGCTGTAGCTTCACCCAATTTCTCGTATCCTTCTTTTGTCAGTGCAACCAGCTGACTCTGGAAGTCAGCAAGCCCCTCTGCCACTACAACCGGCTTGCCACCTACAAAAGTATTCTTGTCAACGAATCTTCCATTGCCTTCATGCACTATCCCTTCTTGAAGCAATAGGATTCTAATGACATCATGCCCCAGTATGTCTTCTAAATTAGTAGACCCCAATAATTCAACTTGCTGCCCGATAGCATAGTAGTTGAGCAGGCTCTCAAAGTAAGGAGAGGATTCAGTAAGTCCTTTAAGCTCCTGCGCACTCAGCGGTGGAGCACCGGGATTCTCAACATTAAGCCAATTTGTCAAGCCATTGAAAAGGGATTCGTCTGCCATGGTTCGGGCTACATCTACCTCATCCATAAGAGCTTCAGCTTGACCCCAAGTTGCTTGGTCCGCACGACTCTTGAGAATCGCGTCTCGATATTCTTGCCTTTGTAAATTCTTTTCATACGCACTCTGCTGTTTTGGGCCTCGACCAAAAAGCATCCTTCCCCCAACCGTAGAGCCTATCCAATCGTGAAGCCTATCTTTAATGCCGGAAGAAGCATTCCTGGTGTCTGCCACTATTTGGTGCACATCGCCTTCCGGCTCTGCAGGCAGACCTGTATCCACAGGGCCCCCTTGGGCCGAAGGTTGGTCAAGGAGAACTGCTGCCGGTGAGGGCATTTCGCGAGCCCAAGAATGAGAGCCATCAGACTGGTCTTGTTGACCCGGCTCAGGCGCGGCAGGAGGTGGGGGAAGTGAGGAAGGTGCGCCTGGCGCTTGCTGATAAGGCAATCTTTCCCCACCAACAAGCGACGCGGTCGCTGATCCAGTTGGAGCTGGTTTGGGCTGTGCGGAAGTAGGTAATTTGCTTCTTTTAAGCGCTGCTGCAGCTGCGTTCAATCTTTTTTGTTCCTTGTCCCAATTTGTCATTTCCCAGCTCCCTTGTGTAAAACGCGCCCTGGCCCTTAAACCCGGCGCGCTTGATAAACATGCGCGCAGCTCGCGACAACCCTTCCTTGCCGACACGGATCAAATTAAAATCCGTTGCACAAAATTCGCAAATATCTTCCATGACCTCTTGCAAGGCTCTTGGGGCAATACCACGAAGAAAGGCCAAGTGCCCCTCCAACTCGTTGTGGCTGCATACCTCACCCCATACAAGCCCCGCAGCCTCGCCCCCAATCACCGGGACCGCAAACCAATGGCCCTCATCAAGCAGCCGACACAAAGCATGATAACCTTCCGGCCCTTTCCAATTCTTATGCACTGTAGCCTGTATGTGCGGCAGCATCAGCACTGACCACATATACCTGTAGGCAGCTGGCTCAGGATCCAGCCTTATAAGAGAGTGGATCATGGACCAGCGCTTCGAGAAAACCCCCCAGCAGCAGCAACAGCTACTTGAGACATAGTACTCGGGCCCTTCTGCTCCGTTCCCAGAGGAGCCGCAGTTGTTGGCCCAGGCGAGTGTCGGGAAAATAGATCCATCGCTTTCATTCGCGAAGCCTGCTGCTGGCCCACGGCCTGTTGCAAAAGATTAACCCTATCAAGCGCTCCGGCCTGAGCGACCCTGCCACGGATCAAAGAGCCCACTCCGCCCTGAGCAATGCCACGCTGGGCAAGCCCTTGACCTACAGCCGTCTGAACTTGGCTAAAGGCCTTGGTAACCTTGTCCTGCTGTGCGACCAACCACGGACTCATCTGCACACTGTTAATGTCAGAATCTCTTTGTATCATCGACCTTAACGCGGGGAAAAGGACTGATTGATACTGGGCCTCATGCACCTTTAGGATCCTGGCCTGCTCCTTTGAAAGTGTTGTCTCTACTGTCTTGGATTTACTTCTGCCACCCATCGGTCACCCCCTGCTGATACGGTAGTCAATTGTGAAAGAGCGCATAACGCCTTTTGAGCGAAAGCGAAACTGTACGTCCTGGCCCACGATCCCAGAACGGAAATAAGTGTGCAGATCCCGGCGCGGCCGCTTAGTGATGGACTTCGTCCAGCCGTACTCGCCGTCAACATAGATATCAACATCAACAGCGCTGTCGGCATCTATCCACAGCCGTCGCAGCTTTTTGGGCGGCCGCGTAGCCTCGCCCCGGTCCTCCGTCACCGGCTCCAAGCGCGGAGTAGTGTACGTCCAAGACGCATCTTCCCCCTGGTAAGCCTCCTGCCAGGATAAGGGAGATTGGAAGTAAAGGCGGTCGGTGCCCTGATCGTAGTGGGCAGAGATATAGCCTTTCAAGTCCAGGCGGGTGATCTTTAGGTCGTGCTTGAAGTCAATGGCCACAGCGTGATCGTCAAAGAACAAGTAATACACCTCGTTCCCGGCCACAGCAAAATTGGCAATAGTGTCGAACACATACCGCTTCGCCGTCAGCAGCTCAACCCTGTCGCCCTCTATCTCCGGCTGCTTACCGAAGACCGCAACGCCATCATTGCTTTGCCAGACAATGTGATTACCCACGGTCGCTGTTGTTCGCCAATTCGGGCAACCCTGCGCTGTCGGCAGCTGCTTCTTGGTTAGGTCTGCAAAGCTGGTGCCCGTGATAACGTAACGGTGGTTATGCGTAAAGACGATTATCGACTGATCCGCAGAGACAAGGGCCGTGATCTCCTCGTCAAACACTAAATATTTCAGGGGATCCCAGGCATGAGGGTTGCTCTGCTCACTGACATACAGGCGGTCGCCAACAGCCAAGTAAAACACTTCATGCAGCTCAGTTAAATATTTGCCGCCAACAAGGGTGTCCTCATGCACGATTGGCGGATGTCCATTTAATGGCGGCGAGTTTGAAAGCAATAAGTCAGTATCAGACAGGGTATCAATAAAGGTTCTTTCCCCATTGGGAAGAGCCGCAACCTCAAAAAAGATAGCTCCACCACTTGTCGTGCGCAGGACAACAACCTCTGCAACAGTGGCCTCGTCTGATACTGGCAGCGTAAGCACAAATGAATCCGAGCCCGTCACCAGAATTTCGTCTTCAGAGATGTCCTCCCAACGCTTATCTGTTAGGGGGGATGGCAAAGGCTGATACCATTTTAGCCAGTTTGACGAACTATAACTACCATACTTATAATAGTCAGAGAAAAGCAATAGCCCGCTGTCTAACTCAACAAACTCCGAGTGATAGGGATAAACCGTTCGGCTAAAAACGTCCACGGCAGCTTGGTAATACCTTCCCTTGTATTGAACAATTTCGCCCTCCAGATAGCCAAACCCAAAACCTGGGATCGTTGAGGTGGCAGCCGGGCTTCTCCTATGGCCGTACCTAAGGAAGCGGTGTTGATTAAACTCCTGCGCTGGCAGCGAAAGAAGGTCCACTTCCACACGGTTAGCTTGAGCTGTCACCCAAAACCTATCCTGTACCTTCGTGCTTCCTGGGGCTGAATGGAACCCGTCTTTGGTACGGAACATCACGGCATAACTATATTTACCATGGAACCTTTCGCCAGGGAACCCCCTTATTGCCCCAATCCGCTCTTGTGGTGGGAGTACCCCCATATATCCAAGCGTCGATGTTAGCTCGCCAGTAACATTGTTTGACGAATAATACGCTTCCCCAAAGCGCACCACAGATCGCTGCCCATCAGAATTATTGGCTATGGCAGGGAGTGTTGGCGTAGTAATATCCTTTGGCAATTTAATTGAGCGCACACTGCCAGTAACCACATCGGCATCCAAGACATCTACAGCATCTGTAGGGCCGAGCTTCTGTGGGTCAGTGAAATTGTTCACGCCACCAATAAAATTGTCATACGTCGTTCGCATTAAGTCACACAGGCCCTGAAGACTACATACGAGGTAGTAGGAACTTGATCGATATTATGTCCTTGAAACTCAATTTTCCCGGCTTCAGAAGTCTTGACTCTAAAATACTTTACTAGTGCAGCAGTGTCGTCAGTAACAAAGCTCACGGTCCCAACGAGAATGTCACTCGTACCAACCCCCGCAACCGCAGTTTCCTGTAGGTCATTGTTGGCAGCCCAATCGTGAGTTCCAGCAGCAACTATATAATGGCTGAACGTGCCAGTAGTCCCGTCCATGCCCAGCTTGCCAGGCGTGACAACATTAGCACCTATCTGCAGCTCTTCCACAGCAAGGTCAGCGATCTGGGCCGTATCAACGGCCTTGTCAGCAATTGTTGCCGTCGTAACAGCTTCCGAGCCCGGCGTCTGATCTAACTTGGCGGTCGTAACGGCCCCGTCATCCAGTTCGGCAGTCTTCACGGCGTCAGCCTTTATTTCGGCAGTATCAACAGCGTCTGTGCCTATCTCGCCTGCAGTGATCGTCCCAACCTTAAGCACCCCGGATTCAACAACGATAGTAGCAGCATCAGGCTCACCAATCTTGTTCAAGTCATCATAGAGTTCCTGCAAGTGGCCGTCAACGTTCTTACCGCCTGTGGTGGGAGTGCCGGTGCCGATCCGCTTCTTCTCCCGTGCCGCAGTAGTTGATGGTATGTCAGAGGAGTTGATACGCTTAACGCTGCGCGTACCGCCCGTGCTCGTTTCAACGGGGAACCGCGAATCGGATCCGTCAGTGTCCCAGTTAACGTCTTCGACTCCCAGGAGCCGCTTGATGATTGTTGTGATGGCCATATTAGAAAAAGCTCCCTTTTATGCTCCGTTTGCGTGAAGTGGTGTAGTTGGTGACCGATCCCTTGCGCTCTGCGCCAAGGCGTTCCTCAAAGCGCGCCCTAAACAGGACAGAGCGCTTTAAGTCCTGCTGCTCATCGTCAGTCTCATAACAGCGAGAGGCCGCGTAGGCAACAAGGGCATCCGTATCGTCAATCTGCAACCGGCCCGGCTGCGGATCAGCTATGTAAAACATGAGCGCAGAGTCTGCATCTGAGATCGAGGTGACCAGCCCCTCTTCCTGGTTGCAGTAGACGGGGCTCTCGTCATCCTTGATGTCTACGATGGCACCCGCCTCAGAGGCGAACTGGCCCCCATCTATATTGACAATGCTCCCACTGTCACCAAAGCAGTAGAGGACAAACGCCTGCCTTTTCGAGGCAGAGGCATCGGGAAGTAGGAAAAACGGCTTGCCGCCGAGGACCGCAAACTTGTTCACCAGGTCAAGAGCTGACCTGTCGCCATGATTGGAATCAACCAGATCAAAATTCAGGCTATCCCCCGAATCAGTCTTCGCCCACCCCGGCCAAGTATAGGTATGCTCAATGGCAGGGGTCACGATGTCGATGCGGATAAGGTCGCTTGCAGTGTTCAAGGCCCATATCTTATTCGCGGTATAGTGCAGGGGAGTCGTGGCAAGCAGGGTCGTGATCGCCGTTGCAGTCAGGGTGTCAGTGCTTGGAACGTAGGTCGAGAGTGTGCCGTTGACGTTGATGTACAATAGATCGTCACTGACACGGCAGATACCATACATATCCTGTGCCGCTTGGAACGCTGTCCAAGTCAGGCCGTGGGCAAAGGAGTCGTTGCCATTGACGGTTCCATTGGCAACATTGACGGTGAAGTCGTCAGATGAAGCCCGCAAAACCGAGTCACCACCGATCTTGGCAAAGGCCAATTCACCCGTCGTAGATTCCTTGACGTAACCGCCACCGTCTGCACCCATGACAACATAAACCGAATCCCCAGCCGCCACGCCTTGATAGAACTTCTTGCTGGTATCTGCAAGAAACCCCTTCCAATTATAGACGCCATCATCCGCTATGTTCAACTTGGTGCCATCAGTGAAACGCGCACGGATATTTCCACCCACCAAGGGGGTGGCACCCAAGCCACTCTTGCCAGTGACGAGGAAGCGGCCACTGCGGGAAACGACCAGACGGTCATAGCCGGGATCGAGAATGTCAGGGGGTTCTATCTTGGCATCGTCAGTATCCCATATAAAGGTCTGTCGAGGAACATCAGCCTGAAGCGGTTCTGCAATAAAGATGGTGGCATGGTTGTTGTTGGCAGAGTCAGTAATAATGTCTCCGTTACCACCAGTACCCTCGTCAAGGTGGAATATTCCCTTAACGCCTCGATGCGTGGGGGAGCCGTACACTCCGTTACCATCGTTGTATAAAGCCGTAACCTCGTCATCAGTCAGGGCCACATTGAAGATCATCACCTCGTCAATGTTTCCGTACCACGGGTATCCGCCCCTGCCTCCACCGATCCTCAAGGTTTCTGACGTTGTGAACCCTGTTGCTGCACAAGACACTTCAGTCTTAATGTTGTCAATCCATATACTCATCTTATCTGTCGATGAATCAAACCTACCGGCAACATGGACCCACTTAGTTTCAAGGGAAGCAACGAGACTGTAATCCCATGACGAACCTCCAGCGATACCATCGAACTGATTAGCACCAAACATAATATATTCTGAAGTGTTAGCAGCACAGATGGTCTGAGTACCATCGGCTGCACTCATAAACCAAAAGAAGTAATTGCCCGCACCCCATCTCAAGTTCCAGCCCTGACTTGCAGACCCACCAGACCCATTGTGGGATTGAAAAAGATCAAACTCCTTACCCTCCCCAGTACCCGTTTCATTTAGCGCGTCATCGTCGGGAAGGCACCAGAGGCTGAACGAGAAGCTGCCGTTGTCTGGAAAATCACTGACGTTAAAAGTGTTATCGGCATTTATATAGGCTTGTGCGCCAGTGGTGGCGGCACCTTCGATAGGGGCGGTGAGGCCAAATTTAAGAGCCACAGCAGTGCCTGACGGGGTGCTTTCGTGCCAATCTTGAATCATGGTTGCATACGGAGTCTTAAAATCATCAAGACCACTATCTGCCGCATATTTTGGCGCAGGGGAGGAAACTTGAGAAATAGCAGTCCCACCAGACTTATCCCTATACGTTGCGTTATCGCCGTCTGCAAACTGATCTGGGGAGGAAGCGGTTAATGTTACCTTATCCGTAGAAAAGATAACATAAGCACGACCAAACCCCTCAGATTCCTCGCTATATCCATCATAGACATCCATGCCAGAGGCAGAAACATCCCCAGATTGTATACTTGTTCGACCTTGGGGATCAGCAAAGGCCCAAAGTTCTCTCAATTCACGGTCAAAGACAAATAGTTGTGACGAAGTGTAAATATAAAGAAGGTCACCCACGGATCGCATAATAGGGTTGTAGCGCAAGTCTATGCCTGTTTTGTGGGCGGCAGCATATGTGCCTCCACCGGCGGGGTATAATCCCGCAAGCTGGAGTTGATGCTCTTTGGCTGCCTCAGAATCTGTCAAGATATGCTTATAATCCCCGAGCAAGGCCTCTTGCAGCCCAGTGTGCTCTGTAGGGCCAGTGTCAATCGTTGGGGAAGGCCGTGGCCAGAAGCGGAACTGGTGGCGGCCGTCAAGATCCTGGTACCAGTATTGCGGATTGCCCGTTTGCTCACGCCAATCAACGCCACCCCTGGTGGACATCCAGTTTGACCTGGCGTCACGGGTGCTGCCCTCGCCTGCAATGTCTTGCAGCTCAGACGTAGAAAGCGGCTCTATCAGGCGGCCGTCTGCTGTCTCTATACGGGTGATCTCGTAGCAGTCCTCTGGCGCGGTGTAGCTTTCGATGCTCTCGCGCAGCTGGATAGGTGACTGTTCCCGCAGAACACGGGAGCGCCGACAATACTGCAGCTGCCCCTCGTCAATGAAAGCATCGAGGAGATCATCGTCCCAGTAATCGCCGTCAAGGTCACGGGTGATCTCTTCCCTGACACGGTCGCGGATATGAGAGAATGCACTAATCGCCATGACGTTTCCTGCAATGTCGAAGGTGAACGGAGAATTTCTTGAACGATGACTTCGGCACCTCGCAATACGGACACAAGGCTACGTTATGCCTGGGCTCTTCATGCGGCTGCTCCTGTGCAGCCTTATCGCGCAGCCACTGGGCCTGTCGGTAACGCTTCTGCCGTCGCTCTTTGATGAAGTCGTGTTCTTGCATGAAAAATCGAAGCCAGTGGGCAGGCCCTGGTCAAGCCTATAATTATTAGATGTACTTTAACCAGAAATCCAGCCCACCGGCTTCAACTCCCTTTTGGTACTATGCCGTACCATCACCCCACATTAAACAGTACCGTCGCCTTCGCGATAGCCACTGGTAACAGCGTTCCCAACGTCGCGCCAGTTGACCTCAATCACTAACTTGCCAGCGTCAAAATTGCCAACAGTAATTAGGTCAAGATCATTAACAACAGAGGAATAGAGGCTTGCCACACCGCCCGCAGCAGAATTGATGTTATACGCTCCACCAGTACCTGCGTCTAGGGTAGTAATGACCGCAGACAAGTCTGCCCCATTAGAGAACTTGAAGTTAGTTCCCTCTTCCAACGTGGTGTGAATCCACCAGCTACCAGTACACAGAGCAGCCCCTGCAGGTAACTCAAAGATGTTATTCGTACCCGCGACCCATGTGTTTTTTGAAAAATCGATCATCAGCAACCGGGACTCAATGCCCCGGCTCACAGCAGTGCTGCTGATGATCTCGATTGGTGTGTTAGTTAAGTCTGCAGCCATGATGATTTCTCCTGTTTATGGCTTTAATTGTTATTCGCACTCAAAGAGCATGGTAACGGTTTTCTCGGTACCATCAAGGGCATCATTCTTGATGCCAAAGATTTCCAGATCAACTTGAGTTACACCAGCCTCCGAGAAAGCAGTTGTTGCATATACGTTCATTCCCTCTTCGGCCTCTGTATCCCCAGCTCCCCAAGCTGTAAAGCCAAGAAGCCCGAGGATTTTTGAAGCCTCAAGGTCCGTGGCTTTAACAGTAGCTGTTGCATTGGAAGCGAAGGTAATGGCTGCGGTAACAAGACGGGGAACCGTCTTGCTGCCAACAACCCTCACTCGTTGGATTGTTCCGATAGCCATATCAGTACCCCCTTACGCTGACGGGATCGACGGTGCAGCAGAGATGATCTGTGCCACGCCAAGATCCTGGTCAATGTTAACCGCGCCAGTATCCAAAGGATTAGCGTCAGGGTCCAGCGGCATGGTGATCTTCTCCGCGCCACGCACTTCCCAGCCATTCGTCCCTTGCTCGCGAGCGTAATCGTCGTCGTCAGCGGCAAATGACAGGGTATTAGCCCAGCACATCATCAACGCATCAGAACCAATCAGCAGTGCGCGAGCACAACGATTAGAGCCCTTGTCGAATGTACGGATCCTGTGCGTTCTGCGCACAATCACGTTGTTGTACATGCCGATCCAGCCTTCCGCAAAGTCATCACCCAGGCCCGCTTCAAGGCGGGAAAGATGCTGATTCTGCCAGTCGGGATCCTGTCTGAGCTGGATAGCCTGCTCAGGACTCACCCACAGGGTATACTTCTCATGGTCATCACGACCAGCCTGGCCCACAGAGTTCAGACGGTAGCCGCTTGTCGGCTTCGCTTGGACAGCAGCAACGATATGCTCGATGCCGAGTAGGTTGAACTTGTCGGTCTGGGCCACCAGGGTATGCAGGCCGTCAGCGTCTGACTGTGCTTCTGTGCAGCTCTTGGCACCAGACGTACCGTCCATGCGAAAGCAGCGGTTCGGGCCATTAACGCGAGGCACATCAGTGTTAATATCGTCAGTGTCTGTTACGCTCTGGCCTGAGAGCTTGCGGAACACTTCGTCGTTGTTGTACTGCATGAACAGGTTGGTGATCTGCAGCTTGTGCTCGTTCATCACGTTCAAGATAGTACGCTGGTCACTCATGCGACCCTTCTTGCGAAGTGCGAAATTAACTTCGTCGATCTTAACGTCAAACACTGCCTCGGTGACCTTGGACTCGTTGCCCTTGATCGCAGCGTCTTGACCCAGGATAGGATTGATGTCGATATACGGTGTCAAGTGAAACCGCTTTGTGTCACCGGCCTTTTGTGAAAGCTCAGTGTCAACAATTATCGGTGCCCCCGATCCTTCTCCGCCCATCATCGTACCGACAACAGAGTTAAGAACAGAATCACGGAACAGTTTAGGATCATGCCGCGTTGGTGTTGCTGCATGGCCTGTACTTCTTGTAAATTCAGCCATTGTTTTGCGCCTTTATTTTCTCCCTCTTTTCGACTTCCGCTTTTTCTCGGCTTCGCTGAACAGGTATTGATTCATACCTTGTGTTGATCGCGGAGCTTCGCCAGGCGGAGGCGGTGCAGAGGGAATGTCTCCAGTGTTTCCTTGGGATCTTGATGGAGGCGGTGGCGGTGGCCCATCTTCTGAGGCCATCGTCTGGTAGTAACTGTCAGGATCCTTCATGTAATCATCAAATGCGTGAAACTGCTTGGCCATATTGTAGAGTACCTGGGGCGTCTGCCCCTTCTCCTCCCAAACGGCCCGCAGATTAGCATTCTGCGCCATGTGATCGACAAAAACATCGTTCACATACGACTCGTAGTCTGGCGTATCTGACATGAAGGCCTTCTCGTTCTCGCCCCACATATCCCTGCGAGTTTGATCGGCAACAATTGTTCGGATGTGCTCATCAGTTGGAAGTGACCCGTGGAATGCCTCCAACAAGGCTGAAATAACCTCCTTCTGCGCGGCGACCGGATCATCATAGTAGGTTTCAGCATCAAGTATCCCACTGACTCGCTCCTTGATACCATCAAGGTGCGCAGCCTGCTGCTTCTGCTGCTCATCCGCAGCCTGTGACCGAAAGGCCTCAAGCTCACGATTAGCTGCAGCGAGCTGCTGGGATTGTTCATGCCCCCAGTTCTGCGTATCCTTCAGTCGTTGTTCAATATCAACATCAGGCTCTTCTTGGGACTCTTTTGAGGCCTTGCTTTTCGGAGCTTCCTCCTCTTCTGTTCCCAGCACAGATGCAGTAGTGACACGCGGAGATTCCTCGTCTTCCAATTCAAGCACAGCTTCTTCAGCCATTGCCTCTCTCCTTTTATACGGGCCTTCTCTGGCCCCTTAGCCTCGCTTCACAGGAGTGCTCCCTACATGGGGGGCGCTGCTTGACCAGGCGTTCCACCTCCAGCGGCCGCAGCGTAAAACTCGCTGAGTGCCTGGAGGATCGGTTCCTTGTTAGGTAAGTCGAGATTTTCAACGATGAGTGGGCCCGCTACTTGCGGCGGCAATACGCCAGCCTTGACCACTTCCACGATCATGGCCAGCTGGTGCTCGCGAATGCTCGTAAACGGTGTCACTCGTTTGAAAATAACGTCAAACCTGAGAATGTCCTTGATTGACTTTTGCCTTGGTGTGCCTTCGCCAAGAAAATTGCCAAATTCATCTATCATCGCAGTCTGCTGCATATCATTAAACTGGCGGAACTCCGTCTGCCCGTCAGTCCCAAGGATGCGCGCCTGCGTTTCTTCACTGTAAAATTGTCCGATAAGCGAGATCATCACTTCGGAGATGCGCTGGTTGGTCAGGCCAAAGTGATCCATGATGGATGTCTGCATGGCTGTGCCCTGGGCTGAACGCGCACTCTCCTGCAAGGCACTGCGGGCATTGGTGCTGCCAAAGCCAAGCAGTGAGTCATTGACCCCGGTCACCCGCTGGATCATCTGGATGTAGAGCTGTATCATGTCACGCAGATGCACAAGCTCAGATGCCTGCTTCTCTATCGTGATGCGCTTGTCACGCAGCGCCCCGTCGTTCACCCGGATGGCGCTGTCGGGCTGGGCCAGCTGGTGGCGCAGCTCGTCAATGTTGTCAATGGACCCCTCCTCAAAGATCGCCGTGTAGCTGGAGAGGGTGTGCAGGTATTTGCTGTTAACCTTGTTAAGCAGCTCCTGTAGAGAAATGATGAAGGCGATAACTCCCATCGGGTTACCGTGCCGGTCGCGGAAGGCCACGAATGGGATAAAGGGATAAATGTCCTTGTTGTCAAATGGTGACAGGTTCTTGCCGTCCTCGCTTCCCTCAAGGAAGATGGGCCCAGCATAGACGACGCGGTGGATGTCGCCATCGTCTTCCCTGTACCAGTGTTCAGTGATGCGGATGCGTCGGCCGTTGTTGGCCAGGGTGATCATGGGCTTGTTGGCCAGGGCCGACTGCACATCCTTCTCTTGACTATCGAAGTCGTCCTGGTGCGGGCCGTAGTCATCTGTGTCCAGCTCCTCCAGCTCGCTCTTCTTGTTTGGCCACTGCTTCATGGCCATCTCGCGGTCCATCCAGTATTGTCGCGCCTGGAAGGCAGCGTCCTCCATGACGGGCCCCACGGAATACGGATCCCACAGGATCTCCTGCCACGGGCGGCGGCGTACCCACACCTTCTTGTCCTTGACCCCAACGTGCATCCAGCCAACACCACCCTTCAACCCGTCCATGAAGGCAAGGTTGCGGTGGAAGCGGAAGCGGCTCTCGTCTTCAACTTGCCGCAGTAAGGCAGTGAAGTCACCAGCCTGGTCCTCGTCACCCTGGGCGCGGCCTACCATGATCATGTCGGCAGCTGACTCAATCTGAATCGCAGCGATCATGTCAATCTGTGCACGGCACATGTTGATGACAGTGGGATGCTGGCCACGATCCTCCAGCACCAACAGGTCGTCTGCTGACCACTGGACGCCATCGTAGAACTCGTAGTTCCGCGTATTGCCATTGCGCCACGGCCGCTGATACTCCACGGCCTGCTGCGTCATTGACTCAAAACGATGCTCAGGATTCCTTGGCACTAACGATTCCCCTGTCTGTTAGCCGATCACATACGCTCTTGACGTATTCGTGAGTAACAAAATGATCCCGCAGGCCGTTGAAATAATCCTCGGCGTAGCGGCAAAAGTGATTGATGTACTGCAGAAAGCCGTCAGCGCTCTTCTCGCCCTGGGCCCGGTGACGCCACATCTCCGTTTCCTTTTGCGCGAGTATAAGCTGATTCTCCTGGCGGATGATCAAGGCGCGCATCGCACCGATCTCCTTACGCAAGTCAGGAACATCAGGTAAACGCGACAAGGCCTTGTGCAGCTCCACCGTCTGGTGATCTACGCGCTCGTCACTTACCTTGGCCTGAGTAATCTTGCGCTTGAATAATTCCGAGCGCTCACGCTCAGGCAAGCTATCAAGGTATTCGGCGGGGTTATCAAGAACCCGATCCACCAAAGCCGTTGTAACAGCATTGTTTAGCTTCTTCAGTAAATCTTTTTCCGTCGCCATAGCCGCCGTCAGGGTATAAAGGTTATTAAAAAATAGAGCGGGAAAAACTTTTTTCCAGTCGCAACTGTACATTTTTTGCATAAAGTGTACATTTTTTGTATGAAGACTATCATTCATGTCAATCAACATGTGATAAAGGCCAACAGGAAGAACGGCACCAACAAGCCCGTCCTGACCGTCAAGACCTACAAAAGCAACCATTACGCGCATGAGGTCACCATCCATGGCCCGGCCAAGGTCATCTATCGACCAGACAAGCCGCTACCCTGTGGAGCCCAGGTCTGGATCGAGACAGAGGCCGAGGTTGACCGTGGCTGTATGTTGAAGGCCAAGAGCATCTGCTGCAATGGCAAATGCCATACTGAGGATGGTTGATGGAAAGGGTTGGGCCTGGGGTGACTGTCGAGAAGGTACTCGACAAGCTCGCCTTCTATATTGATCGCTGGCAGCGGTACCCACTGGCGTTTGTCATTGAGGCGTGTCAGGGCTGGAAACACGGTTACCCCACCCACCAGCAGGCTGAAGTGCTGATGGCCGTGCCCAATAACAGGTACATTGCCATCAAATCCGGCCATGGCGTAGGCAAGACGCGGCTGGAGGCCTGGCTGCACTTCTGGCACCTGGTCTGCAACAAGATCCCAGGGATCCCCCTCAAGTGCCTCTGCACGGGCCCGACTAAGAACACCGTAGAGAATGTGCTGTGGGAAGAGATCAAGCTGGTGAAGGGACACATGATGCCCTTCCTCGCAGAGTCTTTTGTCATCACTGAAGAGGAATGCCGCTACGCCCACGGGGAGAATCCCTGGTTCTCTTGCCAGCGCACCGCATCAAAGGACAATCCCGATGCAATGCAGGGATTCCATGGTACACCCCTTATTGTCTGCGAGGAGCCCAGCGGTATGCCAGACGTGATCTTTGAGGTTCTCTCAGGCGTCATGTCAGACGAAGATGCCAGGGCAATCATGTTCGGTAACCCCACGCGCCCCTCGGGATTTTTCTACAGAGCCTTTATGCAGAAATCCTCAGTCTGGAAAGGATTCCAGTTTAACTGCAGAGATTGCCTGACAAGCACAACGTATACCTACGACTACTACGATCCAGCTGGCATCAAGCATGAAATAGAAGTGCGCGGCCGTGTCACACCAGAGTCTATCGCAGAGAAAGAGGAAACTTTCGGGGCAGACAGCAACGTCGTCAGGGTTCGTGTCAATGGCGACTTCCCCATAGAAGCCAAGGACCAGCTCATCCCCACTGCCCATATCACCAGGTGCTTTGACCGTGAGCTGCCAGAGCAGCAGCCAGGGGCCGTAGCCATCATGGGCATAGACGTTGCAGATGAAGGCGCAGACTTCAGTGCCATGGCTCTGCGGATGGGCAATGTCGTCGTGGCCGTGGACAGGTGGCGTAGGTCAATCCCTGACACTAACGAGTTCATTATCAGCAAATACCATGAGTTCATTGATGCAGGCATCCCCATCACTAAGATTAACATTGAGAAGAATGGTGTGGGAGCCGGAGTGTTCAAGACTGTCAGGGACAGGCTGATGGAGTCGCCTGTTGTCGTACAGGCTATTGTCCCTCACGAAAAGCCCTGGGCAGATGGCGGTGTCAAGTGTAAGCGCATGAGAGACTGGCTGTGGTGGCAAGCAAGACTCTTCTTCTCTCACAAGGCTCCTATCTTTGCTGACAATGGCAGCCTCTTCCAACAGCTGGCTAAAGAATTAGCCGTGCCTAAATATGATGACTCTGAAGGGCCACTGGCTGTTGAGACTAAGAAAAGTATCCGTAATCGCGGTGAGTCTTCCCCTGACATAGCCGATGCCCTTATCTTCACGTTCTATGGCTCTGATCGCATAGCAATAGCTAAAGAGAAGAAAGTAGAATTGGATTATTACCGCAAACTGCGCAGCAAAGAAAGAAAAAAAACACCAAGAAGCTGGGTTGGTGTATAACCCCCCTACAAACAACAACATCTGTAACATCAACAGCAATTAAAGAAATAAATAAATAAAGTATTTCCCAGATATTGCTTGACTTTTACCTGTTTTCCCTGTATCCCTAGGGATAATTACCGTTAGCCCGCTCCCTTGACTCCCACTTAATGGGGCTGCTACTCCCAATCTTGATTAAAGATGTAGTTGTTTGTCGTTGATGTTCGTCTAATGGTCCACTCACCGCAGAACAACATCAACACCCTCAACATCAATATCAAGACAATCACTGCTTCTACCCCA